TTGGAAGCTGCGTAAGTCCCTACAGCATTATCCCCCTTTGTTCCCGAAATACTTAGCACACCGCTGCCCCCGAAATAAGAAAGATCTACCTCGTAAAGAGGAGAACTCGCTGCGAGATACCCGCTGGTCTCCAATCCCGAACCGTCTACATCAAACTGAGAATTATATATGAGAGGACCATAAGTATGACTATAGATATTAGGAACCCCCATAAGATTATAATCACTCTGAGTTCCATGTCCCGAAAAAATGGTGTTATAAACATTATAAAATCTTTGCACAGGATATCCAAATTTAAAGTGCTCTAAATAATTGAGAGATTTATCGGTCGCTTCTTTATTAATTAGATGGTTCCCAATAGATTTAGGAACATCAAGCCCCCCGTAAACTGCGCCCTGAGCATACCAATCAGCAAAATTTGTAGGAGTTATTAAACCATTACTCGTCGGCCAATCAGGATTAATAGCTCCCCTGGAGTCTAGGTATCCTGAAACAATTGAACTTGCCTGTAAATATTTTTCTTTATCATGCAGCTTATTCATCGTATACAAAATCTCTGGTAGTTGCCCTCGTCTGCCATAAGTATTGCAATCAGAACTAGAGATATTTTGTTTTACTCTAGATGGAAAAGTATTACTTATGTCATAACCAAAAATAGAACTAGGAGAAGAAAGATTTTGACATATATCCCACACGACATGTAGGTTTTTATGATCAAGTAATTTTCCTATCAAATATCCATTTGGATTTTGGACGAGCGGAATTTCCTGAAACTTTAAAGAGGAGGGAATAAAGCCTAAAGGAAGAAACCCAACAGAAGAAGAATAATAAGAAGTAGATAGCTCTAGACTACCAGGATTATTTTTACCTACTCTTGTGAACATTTTTGTTTCAGGTAAAAGGTTATGAAAGTTCCTTCTCCTCAGGGAATTTCTAGGAGCTACCGTATCTGCTAAAAATTTATTCGTAAGACCAGATGCAAACAGAGGATCATGAGGACTCTCAACATCTGCTCTCTTAAATCTATGGGGAGCAAGACCATTGTCTGCGCCCACCTCGGCCATATTCACGGCACAAGTACCAAAATTAGTAGTAACTGTAGAGGACCCTTCATATAGGTCATAAAAATTAGGTCTAATCTCCCTACAATCATTGTCAGCAATAGCAACCATAGCATCTGCTACCGCAGATAAAGAAACAATTATTTCTGGAATAGCATGGGCTGGGATTACCTGATCCAATGCAGATTTAACCATCTTAATCCCATACTTAGCGTCCGATTTTAATTGGGCAGAAGTCCAATTAAAAGAACTAGAATCAAATCTCATTAAGAAATGAGACGATTTTCCATTCCACAAACTCAACAAGCTTACAGGGTCTGGAGTTTTATTCTGCGTGACGGTTTTTAGGATACGAGCATAATTAGGGGGGTACTGCTTTTCTTTAGTGAATAAAAGAAAGTTATTAATAGTTTGGTCGGTGTCTAAAGTTTGTGTAGTATTATCCTTAAGGTATCTCAACACAGAATTACAATACTCCGTCTCTACTCCGAAACAATTTAAGTGATATTTTATACGCTCTAATACAGACTCAGTGACCTGAGTGTTCATATAGTATTTTCTCTTCTCATATGGAGGTATAAAATTAATTACATTTCTATATTTGAATATAAAATTAGGATCATCCAAACTCAATCCAAGATATTGTGATTTCGCAACAGTATGTTCTGTACCAGTCATATAAACAGGAAAGGTATAATCTACATGATAATCAGGAAGAACATAATTTTTAGGATAACTACCTCTCCCCATTATATGATAAGGACCTGCATACTCCTTATCCTTATCTAATTCCCAGTATCCATCAGGATACTGGGTGTTGGGAGGCATCTTTTTGAACGGTCGTAACTTAACTTGAGGGAAAGCACCAGTCCCTAAACGAAAATTAGTAGGAAATTCTAAAAATAAATCCAATAGAATTTTGTCTACCGCATATTTTATATTAGTTTCCATACTAGAGACAGAGTAGTTGGGCACTCCAAACCGCGCAGCAGATGCCTCTGTATAAGTATCAAAATCAGTAAAGAGGGGAGAACTAGTAGCTAAAGAATAATAAAGGAGATCAGGGATATAAGATTCCCATAATTCTATTAAAGTACCACTAGTGTTCACATTAAAGACACCTGTGGAAAATAAAGTATCTAAGAGAAGCTGAACAGATCTCTTAGTTCCTTTCATTTTATAGATTCTGACGGCATTTCTTAATTGAACTCTCCACTTGTCAATATCTGCTCCTAAGAATCTCCAACCAATTAACTCTGCTAAAAGATCCAAATACTCATCAGGACATTTGGCAATATCGTAAAGAACTCCAATTTCATTATGCTCTGTGAGAGTATCCGCTATAGTAAAAGACATAGCTTCGAGAAAACGTGCCAATGGGCCAGCCTCTAAGGTCTCAGTTATAAGAGTACCTTCTTGGGATATAGAGGAAGTTGAAAGAAAAGTATTAAAGGAGTCCGCTACTTTCGTATCGGGGCTATCCAGAAAGTGAGGAGAATATACTACATTAGTTAAAGTCTTAAGACGATCAAGAAGCTGAGTACCACTAGCGTAAGTCTTACCACTTATATCAACCGCAGAAACATAATCAATTGGAATAATTTTATCTGAGAGGCCCCAGATAGCCTCATTTTTCCATAGATATTCTTCATAAAGCTTTATAGAATCTTCTAGTACAAGAGTCCTTCCCTTCCACAAAGTTTCTGCCATTAAGGTAGCGAGCCCAGTAGAAGGATCAAATCCATTAGTGGGACCAAGTCTATTTAGAAAGTATATCCACCCAAGATTATTCGCTAAATACTTATAAGTACCTGAGGAATCATTAGCGTAAGAACTGGCCGTTAGAGTTGCTAAATTTGCAGCAGCATGGTGTCCCACTGCGATAGCAGGAATTGAAGGAAGAAAAGTAGCACTCAAATAGTTAACAAAACTAGCACTCGTTCTATACTCAGAAAACTTTACTCCTCGGGGATATAAAAAATTCCTTTGAAAATCATCAGGAGTAATAGTAGCAGGAGAATTTTGCTTATAAAAGAATCGAGCAAACCCCGAAGGATTATCAACAGCCGATAAATAATTATCATATGTCAAAGCTGAGACAGGCAAAATAGTGCTTTGATTTTTATTAGCTAATAAATGGGAATTAATTAATTGATTTGGAAAAGATATATGAGTTCCACTAACCTGTTGCTCATCATCAAAATAAAGAGGGGGGATAATTTTTCTAAGAGCTTCTAAATAATTTCTTTTATAGTAGGTTTGCTTTGTAGCCTCGTTTTGTAGATTACCTTTTGTAGATACAACGGCAACAATTTTGGGATTTATATTTCCCAAAGCATCTATAGTGGAATGTTTTACATATCTTCTAGGCATCAGATAAAGAGGGTTTCAATAGTAAAATTATTTAATTGAATAATTTCATGGAAGTCTACAATAATAGGAGTTTCAATATTGTCTACACTAGAAAATCTAACATTCGGTAGTTCAAATATTTTTCTATTTAAGTGAGCGGGATTAAATGCTTCACCAAAATCTGTATTATCTACATCAAAGTAATTTAAAATTACCGTTGCCACTTCTTGTTGAATCTGAGGTTCAAATTCATCCAATTCCTTGTCTACTCTAATGGTAACGGCTACATCCAAAGTTCTAATTAGTCCATCACAAACTACTACTTCATCAGTAATCATTTTCTTAGGTTCAATTTCAGCCAATAACTCTTTTTTAAATGTAGGAGAAGCTTTTTGTAACCTTAACTCATCAGCTTTTTCCAAGGTGTAAACATCAATAACATTTCCTGAAGAAAAAGCGTCTCTCACTACTGCTGTAGACTTTCCAATTGTCCCTTTAGTGCTTCTAAAAGTATTACTGATAGTAATATAATCTTCTAGAGTAACCACCCTATCCTGTCTTTTAAAAGTATAAGGAGCATACTTTTTTGCATGAGCTAAAGTTTCAGAATCAGATCCCCCTGTTGCGGCACTAATATTCTCAGTGGTAAATGTAATATCGTTACTGGTTCCAGCCCCTATCATTTCAACATTGATAGCTCCATTTGTAATATTGCCCCGTGTGCCTCCTCCTACTCTATAACCTATAGTAAAAGCTGCCCCCGCAGGAGGAGAAACTCCCATAATATTATCTCCAAATAATAGAGTTGCAGCATAGTCATCATCATATACAACTTGATAAACTTTATCGTTTACCCCCGAAGCTGAAAATAGCCTATCTACTTGTTTATATGCTCCTTGAGCGGGATTGCCTTCCCCTGCTTGTACAAACACCTGAACACTACCTTCAACAATAGGAGATTGGGTTAGAAGCACACGTTTATTTCCCTCCAATGTATCAAAATTTCCTTCTTGAACACTATACGCCCCCTCCAATAATGTTACATTAGTAAATACAGAGCTTGCAGCATTATCAGCTTCACTACTGTTTAATGAAAATGAAGAATTAGCATTTTGAATATCCTCTACTGTCCCATCCACAACTTTATAAAGAGTATAGGATACAGGAGAACCATCCTCCTTAGACAGGATAGAAAACACTCTACTGGCAGGTGAAAACGTAATCGGAAATTCACCTGTTGTACTAGTTTTAGCAGTTAATTTAGCATTAGCAGCAGCCGAAATAGGACCTTTAAGATCCACCCCAATTAATTCAAAAAGCTTTTGAGCATTATTACGATTTTTAACAGTTCTTAAATAATTTTCATTAGCAAGCATGTCTCCCTTCAAAGATAGAACTGCCCCCATATATGCAACCACTTCAACAAGCATCACTCCTAAATCAGATTCAGAAAAGTTTTGGTAATCCAGAGGATAAACAGCTTTGATATAACTAATTAAGTTTTCTTTAAGGGTATAAAAATCAGTGCCACCAAAATCAATATACTGTTGCTTCTTTCTCTCAGGAATAGAAGCAAGCTTCATAAAATCTGTATTTGTAGTACCAGAGAATGTCATGCTGCTATCTTAACCTCTATATCAAAAATATCTAAAGACTCATCATCTATTTGAAGAGTTAGACTAACAATCAATTCCCCTCTCTCTTGATTTATTTCATCAGAAAATACGGAAAGATTAATAACTCGGAGTTCACTAAAATACTTTTTTAATGTTCTCAAAATAT